TACAATAACTCCAATCCTTTATATTTAGGAAGAGCAGGAGCGTATGCCACTGAACCACTGACTTCATCATATTTAGACCAAGTAAGAATTTTTAACACAGCTTTACCACAAGGCGCTGTAACAACTTTATATAACGAAACAGTTGCAACATCAAGTTCAGCTAGTATTAATTATGCAAATGCTAATCCTAATAGTATTGCATACTACAAAATGTCAAATGCTTCAGATCAGCTTGGTAATTACAATGGTACAGCTACTAATGTAAACTTTAATACTGAAGGTAATTTTGGATTTGCTGGAAAATTTAATGGTAGTGATAGTTATGTTTCACTACCTGCAGGTGTAAATAAAAATAATAATTTTAGTTGGTCGTTTTGGATAAAATTTAATACTTTAACTCTATATGATACAACCATTGGATTTCAAAATACTTATAGAAATTATTTAGATATTACAGCGAGTGGTGCTCTTCATTTTTATGACGGAGTGAGTTTATACTCGCCCGCATCCACTGTTGCTACATCAACTTGGTACAATATTGTTATAACTAAAAGTTCTTCTACAGGAAGAAAAATGTATGTAAATAGTTCAGAAGTTGCAAGTGATTCAAGTACAGCAAATTCTATTGCTGGTGGGTCTGGCGGACTGAATTTAATAGGGGCGTATCAAAGTGGGAGCGGTTTTGCTTACTATACAGATAGCTCAATAGACCAAATACGAATATACGACTCAGCTATATCAGCAGCTGATGTAACTACGCTTTACAATGAAATTGAATGTCCAGCAGCTACTATAGTTAATAGTTTTAATACTGTTGTGTATACTGGTAATGGTGGAACTAATCCAATTTCTACAGTAGGATTTAAACCTGATTTTACTTGGATAAAACAAAGAAGTGGAACAAGATGGCACGAATTATTTGATTCTATTAGGGGTGTAACAAAAAGAATAAATTCAAACGTAGCAGACGCACAGGGAACTGCATCTACAAGTTTAACTTCATTTGACACAAATGGATTTACTTTGGGAAATGATTTAGATGGTAATGAAAATGGACAAACATTTGTTGCTTGGAACTGGAAAGGTTCAGGAATAACTGATACAAATACAGATGGTACTATAACAAGTAGCGTATCTGCAAATAAAGAAGCTGGATTCAGTGTTGTAAGGTATACAGGAAATGCAAGTCCATCTACCGTAGGTCATGGGCTCGGAAAACCTGCAGAATTAATTTTAGTTAAAGTTACATCTGCCAGTGCAAGTTGGGCAGTTTATTCTGAGCCAACAGGAATAAATAAATATCTTGAATTAGACAATGCAGGCTTATCATCTAACTATTCTAATTATTGGGGACCAGCTGCACCTACAAATAGTGTGTTTGGTGTTGTTGATGGAAATTTTAATAATAATTCATCTGGTGCTACTTTAATCGCCTATTGTTTTGCATCAATACCGGGTTACAGTCGCGTAGGTTCTTATATCGGAACAGGAGGTAGCCTTACTGTGTACGTTGGATTTGAACCTTCTTTTGTTATGATCAAACGAACTGATGCTGATGGTAATTGGGTAATTGTTGATGATAAAAGAGCAAATGGAGATAATAGATTATATGCAAATTTAAGTAATGCAGAAGATGCTGGTCAAGGTGAATCATTTACTTCAACTGGTTTTTCTCCAAGACAAAGTTCTACTAATGATACAAATATTTCAGGAGGAACTTATATATACCTTGCAATAGCTTAAATTAAATTAAATGAGTGAAAAAAAGAAATCTTTTAAAGATACAGGTGTCGGACGGTTTTTAATCGAAAAGGCACCGAGTATTCTAGGAATGGTCGGCGATGCAATATTGCCAGGGAACGTAATATCAGAACTAATTAGCGGTAACTCAAGTTTATCTGAAAACGATAAACAAGTTGCGCTAGAGAAATTAAGAATAGAAAGAGCCGAAATAGACGGCACAACCAAAAGATGGGTAGCAGATGCTCGAAGCGGAAATTGGCTTGCATCCAATGTTCGTCCATTGGTTCTTGTATTTTTAACAATATCATATGTTATAGGGTGGTACGCCGGCTATTCACTGGAATCAGTAACTTCACTTTTAACTATAGTCATAGGAGGCTATTTTGGTTCTCGCGGCGTCGAGAAAGTATTTGGAAATAATAAACATAAACAATGATACAAGATTTGAAGATCTTTGGAATAAACGTAGGAGCTGTGCTATTTTCATTCGCACCGGAAATAAACACAGTGTTACAGACAATAGTTTTATTGTTATCTATAGGATATACTATATTGATGATAATAAAAAAAGCACAAGAATAAAATGAAATATTTTAATGAGAACAATAAACGAAGCAATTATACATTACAGCGCTACACCAGAAGGAAAACCTTTTGATGTTGAAGACATTAGAGACTGGCACGTCAATGGTAATGGATGGAGTGATGTAGGTTATCATTATGTGGTTAAATTAGATGGAACTGTTCAAGAGGGTAGACCTATAAATAGAACAGGTGCACACTGCAAAGGACATAATAGACGTACAGTAGGTATATGTTACATAGGTGGAAATATTAAAAAAGGAAAAGACACTAGAACAGAAGAACAAAAAGATGCATTAGTTATGCTACTTATTGATCTTATAAAAAAATATAATATAAATAAAATATCAGGTCATAATCAGTATTCAACTAAAGAATGTCCTGGTTTTGATGTACCAAGTGAGTATTCTCACTTAATATAAAATTAAATTAAATGGCAAAGTTAATAAGAAAAATAAGTATTGGTTCTGATTATAAGAACGAAGCAATGCATTACGCAGTAGGTCAAGAAGTATATGGTGGACATAAGATTTCTGACATACTAGAAGACGAAGGATCATATAAAATATTTATAACTAAAAACAAAGAGATACTACCGTGGAAGCATTTTAATTCTAACATGGCAGTATCTGTTGAATATAATTTAGATTATTAATGCAAGCACTTTTTAATTATATCATATCTACTGAAAATCGCTATAATAATGCGATTAAAATCGACGAAAAAGAATTAATTGTTAATACTGAAATTACAGAACGTGACCATATTTTTGTTAACCGTATCGGTACTGTTGTTAGTTGCCCTATTTCGGGACAATCATTGATAAAAGAAGGTGATGAAGTTATACTACATCACAATGTTTTTAGAAGATGGTTTGATGCCCATAGAGAAGAAAGAAATTCAGCTAGTTATTTAGATGAAAACATGTATTCAGTTATGCCTGATCAAGTTTTTGCTTATAAAAATAAAGATGGATGGAATTGTTTACCTGAATATTGTTTTGTTAAACCTATTTATAAAGATGACGAATGGGCGCTTAAAACAGACGAAAACTTAAAAGGCATACTTACATATAGCAATGACATATTAAGTTCTTTAGGGATGTTCCCTGGAGACGTAGTGGGGTTTACGCCAAACTCAGAATATGAATTTAATATAGACGGCCAAAAACTTTATAGAATTTTATCAAATCAAATAACAATTAATTATGGATCGAAGAGAAAGAGTAGTTAAAGCATCTGAAGTTGCATTAGTTGAATTAGAAAAAGTTATAAGACAAAATATTGATTTAGTTGAACTAGATCCTGAAAAAGCAAAGACAGCAGCTCAAGCCAAATGGGTTGCTATAGAAGATTCTTTAAAGATAATAGAAAAAATAGAAGAACTTTCAGGTGCGAAAGATATTAAAGAAAACAAAGAAGCTTTTTTTGGTGTTGAAAACAGAATAAAATAATGTATAAACAAACGTTATATAAAGTTCTTACTGATCATTTATTAGATAAAAAAGTAAAGAATTTAAACAGATATAAAAAATTTGCTTATGGATATAATCAAGATTTAGATTGTGTTGTTATAAGTAAAGATGGAACTATAGGTGATATATATGAAATACAAGGTCTTAAGGTAGCTATACCTAAAACTCCAGAAAAAGTAAATGGAGAAGATTTAAAAGTAGAAAATCAATATTTTAAAATTCGTAATAAACCTAATTCTTTAATTAAAATAAAAACTATTTATGATTTTAAGGAAGTTAATGAAAAAGATAAAGAACAATATTACCCATATATTGATGCTGAATTTAATTATCGTAACGATGGTTATTGGTTCATGTGCAACGGTTCCGCGAACTACATTACAGGATCGCACTATGTATATCTCACTTGGACAAAGATCGACGTTGGATCGCCTGATTTCAGGCAGGCAAACAGAATATTTTACTACTTTTGGGAGGCATGCAAGGCTGACAAGAGGTCTTATGGGATGTGCTACCTTAAGAACAGAAGGTCTGGATTTTCTTTCATGGCATCATCTGAATCCGTTAACCAAGCTACAACTTCAAAAGACTCTAGGTTTGGGATCTTATCTAAGAGTGGAGCAGATGCTAAAAAAATGTTCACAGACAAAGTTGTACCCATTAGCATCAACTATCCATTCTTTTTCAAACCAATACAGGACGGTATGGAACGTCCCAAAACAGAATTATCCTATAAAATACCATCAAGAAGACTTACCAGAAATTCCTTACAGAAAACCAATCAAGAAGAAAAACTTGGAGAAGGGCTCGATACGACAATCGATTGGAAGAACACAGGAGACAACTCGTACGATGGGGAGAAATTACAACTACTCGTTCACGACGAATCGGGTAAATGGGAGAGGCCCGACAATATCCTCAACAACTGGAGGGTCACAAAAACCTGCCTCAGGCTCGGATCAAAAATAGTTGGAAAATGTATGATGGGATCTACTTCTAATGCTTTAGCAAAAGGAGGAGATAATTTTAAAAAATTATATTACAATTCAGATGTCAACAATAGAAATAAAAATGGCCAGACTTCAAGTGGATTATATTCTTTGTTCTTGCCTATGGAATGGGGTTACGAAGGATTTATTGATAAGTTCGGCTATCCTGTCTTCGAAACTCCATCAAATGAGGTTGAAGGAATTGATGGCGAAAAAATCTATTCGGGCGTTATTGAACACTGGGACAATGAGGTTGATGGTTTAAAAAACGATAGTGATGCTTTAAATGAGTATTACAGACAATTTCCAAGATCAGAAAAACATGCGTTTAGAGATGAAACAATTAATTCGTTATTTAATCTAACAAAAATATATCAACAAATTGATTTTAACGAAGAGATGACCATTAAGGGTTATGTTATTCGAGGAACATTTGCTTGGAAAAATGGAATAAAAGACACAAAGGTTATTTGGGTACCTACTGCTAATGGTAGATTTAAAGTATCTTGGATACCACCAGATGAATTACAAAATAATGTTATAAATAAAAATGGTATTAAATATCCTGGTAATGATGGATTAGGCGCTTTTGGCTGTGATTCTTATGATATATCAGGTACAGTAGGCGGTGGCGGATCAAATGGAGCATTGCACGGGTTAACAACGTTTTCAATGATAAATGATGTTCCTAATAGCAAGTTTTTTTTAGAATATGTTGCTAGACCACAAACTGCTGAAATATTTTTTGAAGAAGTTTTAATGGCTTGTATATTTTATGGAATGCCAATACTAGCTGAAAATAATAAACCAAGATTATTATATCATTTTAAAAGAAGAGGTTACAGAGGTATGTCTATGAATAGACCAGATAAACTTCTTGGTAATTTATCAAAAACAGAAGTAGAATTAGGTGGCATACCTAATACATCTGAAGACATAAAACAAGCACATGCTGCAGCTATAGAATCTTACATAGAAGAATATGTAGGTAGTAATGAAG